CCTTCGTCCCTCCGCCGAACGTGGGGCCGTAGGTGATTGTCGGAATGACGCCACCACCTTCAGTGAGGATTGAGGCGGATACGTCGCCGTTCAGCGGCGACGGGACTCTCATATTGAAGAACTTGTAGAGCTTCGGCTCTTCGGTATTGAACCGAATGCGGCCGGTGTCCAAGGATCCCTGCGCTATCAGTGTTGCTGCCGCCTCCCTGAAGGAGCCGGTTGAGTCGATGGCATAAACAATCCTGTCGGACTGGCCGAAGTTGGTTACCGAGACGATGCGGTCCACGAAGCCAGGGGTGTAGATGTCGCGGGCGTACGCGTACCGTACGGCCCTTGTCGTCTGCTCCTGGATCTGGTTACCCAGGTCGATCCTGTAAAGCCCTGAGGCGCCATCGTGCTGTGCCGTAGAGCCTGTCCACATGAACCTGTCGAATCCGGTGATGCCCGTGCACCCCCCGGGAATCTCGATACTCAGTGGCCCGTAAGCCACGTTGCCACTGCTGTCAATCTCGGCAACCCGAAAGCCCTTGTCGGTGGAGACGCCCATGAAGGACTGAACGTAGCTATAGATCGTATTGATCTTCTCGCCCAGGGCCATGGTGGCCGTAACGCCGATCCACTTGAAGTCGGGAACTTCGGCGTCATCGATCACCGAGAACTTATGGATCTGACTGGTGGTGCCATTGTCTCCCGCAATATAAATCGCGGTCGGCCCGTCGGTGATGCTCCGCCATCTCCAGTTGGGATCCGGGTGGGTGTAGGCGGCCGGGACCGTTGGACCTCCAGAAAAAGAAAGCTGATACACCTTGTTGTCGGTGCAATAAATCAGTCGATCCTTGACGACCTCAATGATCCCGTTGGTCGGACTGTCCGTATAGATAGACACTGGAGCTGTCGCGTCACTGCCCTTGAAGATGCCGTTCGACTTGATCAGGAAGTACGTATACCCACTGGACGTCAGGTCGAAGAAGCTTTCGACTGCCGCAGTCAGGATAGGAGTGCTGCCAGCGTCGGTCCTCTTGGTCAGGTTGTGCTGGTCCATCTCCCAGTAGGAGTCGACCCCGGAAGGGTCGACGAATCCCTGAACTACGTTGTGCGTCTGAGCGCTGGAGGCGATCTGGGTCGTCTCTCGAAGGAGGCTCAACTGGCCCGAGGTCCAGGGGTTGATGCCGATCGAGTTCGCGAACCTGTAGTTGAACTGATTGTCGTTGTCAGGGTCCTGATAGATAACCCCAGCTCCACCGTTAAAGGTGGACTGAGACCTCAGCCACCAGCCCTGAAGGGACTGCTCACCAGGCTCTGCGAAGTTGTCGAACTGCTCCTTGCGGATCGGCGCCATGCGGTTGGTGTGCGGACGGTTGTCCGAAATGGCGGAGAGAAGGGGAATGCCCGCAATGGCATAGTCGTAGATGTTGTCCTGAAGCGTGTACTGCCCAGAAGTGGCAGCTCCAAGACCAGAGATCTGGTCGGGAATCTTGCGTACAACTTCCATTGCGGGCCCTCCTTAGAAACTGGTCTGAGTGATCTCGTAGAAGTTGAACGCCTTGTAGTCTACGTTCGGCAGGGAGTTAACGTAGTCCTTGATGGCCTGCTTGATGCCAGCATTGAAGGCTGGGCTGTTATCCAGCCCGAGACTAAAGATCATCTCGTCCGGATGGTCCGCTCCAATGGGTTGTGCACTAACTTGATAGCCGGGGTAGTTCACTTATGCTCCTTATGCGCTGGGATACGAGAAGGTAAATCGGTAGGTTCCAGCCGAAGAGTCGATTGGAACCTGAGCAGTCCAGGCGACAAAGTCTACGGTTCCGTCTGTATTGACGCGACACGAACCATTGGCGCCTGCATTGCTGATGGAACCCATGAGTGCCTGGCTCATCAGGGCGTTGGGCCTGTAGAGCGAAGCGAGAGTTCCAAGCGGGACGTCCGGAGAAAGGTTTCCGGACGGTACGTCTGGCGTGATGGTGCCACCAGTTCGGTTCATTCCGATGGCGATGGTAGTCATGCCTCCGACCTGAACGGCGATGGCGCTAGACACGGCCCAGCCGCTTGCCGCAGTAAAGACTGCGGCGCCGGATGCAACTGTCGGCGTGAATGTGGTAGCCCCGGTCACCGTCAGCGATCCAAAGTTTGCGTTCGGGGCGCTGACCGTGCCTGCTGCGGTAATGCTGGCAACTGTAGTGGCCGCACTGTTCAGGATCCTGAGCGGGCTTCCGGTCTGGGAGGCTGCCATCTGGATATCCAGGATGTTCGCTGACGGGGTGGAGCAATTCAGGTCCATGGTGCCATTGGTGTAAATGGCGGCGCGCAAGGCGCCGACATTGGACAAGGAGTTGAACGCCTGCCGAGTCACGTCATCCGGACTGGCGAGCACGCTGAAGCCGTTGGCCGCACCGTTGCTCAGGGTGGTGTTCACCGATCCGCCAGACAGGACCGCGAAGATGTCCGCACCGCCAGACTTGACAGCCCTGAATCTGTAGCTCGTGTTGGACGCATCGACCGCCGTGGTGTTGATGGTCCTGATCTGCCCGTTGTTCAGAATTCTGACAGTCGCAGGAAGAATGGAGCTGGGCTGCACAGTAAGGGCCGAGTCGGTGTCGTTGACTCCGTCGCCCACTATTGCCAGCGGAGTGCCGCCGGTGTTGTTGACCGTGATGTTTCTCAGCGAACCCGTTGCGTTGATAAACGTCTTATTGGACAGGGTCTGTACCTTCTCGGTACCTACCAGATCCTCGCTGGGGCTCAGTCCGTGAACTCCGTTTGCGGAGTTCTCGTGAGACCTTGAGTCGGCGAAGTCTCGGGCGGAGGAGACGTGACGCACCCTTGCACCGGCATTGTGGGCGGCTGCGCCGGTCCCGTCCACGCCACGGGCTACCGTCAGAGTGGTGCCCGCTGCTGCGTTGACTTGAACCAGCTCTTCGATGGCCCCTTCATAGTCGAGCGCCAGAGTGTACGGCGTATTCGCAGGGAATCCAGTAACCGAACCCACGGTTATTGAGGTGCTGGCATTGGTGATACCAGAACTGAGAGTAGTCTCGGGGGCAACCGAGCTATAGAAACGTACAACCATGGTTGCTCCTTAGCTATTAAAGGTCTGAAAGTTCTCGAACAGGCGGAACAGCCTGTCGCGCTCCTCATCGAGTCGCCGCTGATACAGGCCAAGGAAGTACTTGGATGCGTCAGAAGCCGCCCCGGTGGGTACCAGGGGCGCTCGCTCGGTGGCTTCGATGGCCTGCTGCTGGAGTCGCCCTGCTTCCCAGCTGGGCAGCAGTCGCCAACAGGCGCCGTAGGTAATCATATCGATCATCCGGTCCGGCAATCCCGTAGTAAGCTCGAAGTCATCGTTGCCGTTGACCAGCACATTAGGCTTCTTGCTGTATGTTACACGGATCGTCCTTCCGGGGACGATCCCTCCATCCAGGATCTGAATGGTCTTTCCGGTAGGTGGGGGCGTCGGCTTGACCTGGGGGCCGGTGGATGCCTGAGGATTGAACCTGTAGGTGCGAGCCGGACGCCAGATGGCGGACGGGCCGATAGTATTCCAGGTCACCTTGTACACGTCTTCGACTTCGACGGGTATCGGGTACTCGTAGCGAGCTGCCGCGTAGTTGAATTCGAATTCGCCGAACACCCAGATGTCAGGGTAGATGGCCCTGATGGTGTCGTTGATCGCTTCCTTGATCCGAATCTTCGGGTAGCGGGGATCTGCGGTGACGATAGCATTGGTCGAGTGGGGGGCAGCCGTGGTGCCCTCTACCCCCCGCCCATTCTCGTTGGCCAGTACGGTCACCAGGCCTGTCGGCCTGTCGAGCTTCTTGACGAGGATCATCTCATCATCGATTTCCACGATGCCCCGAGAGATGTTGGTAACTGTCTCTGGGTCGACTTGGAATACGACACTGAGGTCGGTCATGTCGTTGGCCAGGTATGATACCGACTCTTGAATTCGAGTGTAGCCAAGAAGCTGCTGCTTCACTCGCTGCACTATCAGATCGAATGTAGCAGCCATGCTTCTCCTTAGAGAGTAAACCCGTTGCAGACAACGGAGGCGCTTGATGCGCCTCCGGTAGCGAACTCTAGCGTGACGTCATTGCCTGCCGGTGCTACGACAATGGCGGAAATGGTGTTGCTGTCGGTCACCGTAGTCAGCGCCAGGCCCGTAATGCTCAGGCGACTGAGGACGGCTCCAGCGGCAGGCTCAGCACCTGCGCCAGACACGGTGACGCTGGGGGTTCCGGTCGCCCCTACGGTCACGGAGGCGGCTATCTGGATGTCTCCGCACCAAGTGCTACCGGCGGGGATGGTGATGATAGTTCCGGCCGAGGTCCGGTTGCCGCATATGGTATGTCCGGGGTTGGGCGAAAAGGCTATCATTACATTTCACTCCAAGCTACTGAGAGGTTCCATCGAGTGTCCACGTC